TAATAATGGAGTAAAGAACGCAACTGCTTTTGGAAGTATTACAGGATTAGGCAGTATGACATTTATTAAAAAGCTAACAGCTTCTAGTTCTGCAACCTTATCTTTTGTTGATGGCTCTAGTAGTGTTGTGTTAGATGATACTTATAAGGAATATTTATTTACTTTTAATAATATGCACCCAGCTACTGATAATAAATCATTTCAATTTAATATGAGTGTAGATAGTGGAAGTAATTATAATGTAACAAAAACTACAACAGATTTTTTAGCTTATACTTATGAGGGAAGTGAAAATCCATCTGCATTAGCTTATAACTCTGGTTTAGCACAATCTACAAATTTTCAAGATATATCTTCAGTTTGTGGTAATGATAATGACCAATCTACTAGTGGATATTTACATATATTTAATCCATCATCAACTACTTTTGTAAAACATTTTATTTCAAAATCGTTTAGTTCTAATCATGATAATGCAACTGTTAATTTTTTTGCAGCTGGTTATGGAAATACCACAAGTGCAGTAGATGCTATTCAATTTAAATTTAGTTCTGGCAACACAGATGCTGGAGATATTTGCCTTTATGGTATTGCTTAACAATTAACAATGGAGTATAAATAATTATGCCAAGACATCACAATATAAATGGGAACATAGTTCCTTTCACAGCAGAAGAAGAAGCACAAAGAGATGCTGAAGAACAAGCATGGAATGATAGTGCTTTTGATAGAGCTATGGCTAACCTTAGATCTAGAAGAGATGCTCTTTTAGCTGCGACTGACTTCTATGCTTTATCTGATGTTACTATGTCAGATGACATGAAAACATACAGACAAAATCTTAGAGATTTACCTGGTGGTAAAGATACTGTTGAAAAATGTGAAAATGCTACGTGGCCAACTAAACCATAAGGTAATTTATTATGTTACAAAAGGTAAAATTTGCACCTGGATTTAATAAACAAGTTACATCTACCGGTGGTGAAAGCCAATGGGTTGCAGGTGATAATGTTCGTTTTAGATATAGTAGCCCTGAAAAAATAGGTGGATGGTCTCAATTAGGGTCTATTGATATTACAGGTCGAAATACTGCTATTCATCATTTTGTAAATACGTCCGGTATTAAATATGCAGTATTAGGTACAAACAGAATTTTATATGCATATTCTGGTGGTATATTTTATGACATACATCCAATTAAAAATACTACAACTTTAACAAGTGCTTTTAGTACAACTAATGGTTCATCAACCGTAACATTAACATTTTCATCAGCACATAATATAAACAAATTTGATATTATATTATTAGATAATTTTACATCTATTACTAACTCTAATTTTAATTCATCAAATTTTGATGATAATAAATTTATGGTAACATCAATACCAACAGATACAACACTTACAATCGATACCGGATCTAATGAATCTGGATCTGGTGCAACTACATCAGGCGGTATTAGAGTTAAACATTATTATCCTGTTGGACCTGCAGTTGAAGTTGCAACAACAGGTTGGGGTCTTGGATCATGGGGTGGTCAACAAGCTGGTCAGTTTACATCAACATTATCATCAGGAATTAATGCAAGTGTAACATCATTAACAATGGCAAGTTCTTCTTCTTTTCCATCAACAGGAACTGTACAAATAGGAACAGAGCTAATTACATATACAGGAAATAGCGGTGGAACATTATCAGGACTAACAAGAGGTGCTAATGGTACAACCGCAGCAACACATTCATCAGGTGCAACTGTAACAGATGCATCTAGTTTTTTTGCATGGAATGCTGCAGCATCAGGAGATATTGTAACTGCACCAGGTTTATGGTCTTTAGATAATTTAGGTAACAAACTTATCGCAACTATTAATGGCGGTGAAAGTTTTGAATGGAACTCAAACCCGACTGATGCAAACTCTACTAGAGCAACTATTATAACAGGTGCACCAACGGCTTCTGCATTTAGTTTAGTATCTACACCAGACCGTCACTTAATATTTTTTGGAACAGAAACAACTATTGGTACAAAGTCTACACAAGATGAAATGTTTATAAGATTCTCTTCTCAAGAAGATATTAATACTTATACACCTTCAGCTACTAACACTGCTGGTACTCAAAGACTTGCAGATGGATCTAAAATTATGGGAGCTATTAGAGGTAGAGATGCAATTTATATTTGGACTGATACTGCATTATTTATTATGCGTTTTGTTGGTCCACCATTTACATTCTCGTTCCAACAGGTTGGTACTAACTGTGGATTAATTGGACAAAATGCAGCTGTTGAAGTTGACGGTGCTGCATACTGGATGTCAGAAAATGGTTTTTTTAGATACACAGGTAAACTAGAATCACTACCGTGTTTAGTTGAAGATTTTGTATTTGACGATATTAATACAACACCTAAACAACATATTAATGCTGGATTAAATAACTTGTTTGGTGAGGTCATGTGGTTTTATCCAAGTTCAAGTTCTGGAACTGTAAACAGAGTTGTAACATACAATTATCTAGACTCAAGTTCCGAGCGACCAGTATGGACTACAGGGACTTTAGCAAGAACAGCATGGCAAGACTCAGCAGTATTTGGTAAACCTCATGCAACAGAATATGATTCAAGTGGTACAACTGCAACAACAGATAGTAATTATATTTATGGTAATACTGATGGCACTTCAACATATTATGAACATGAAACAGGATTAAATCAAGTTAAAGCTGGTCAAACATCTGCTATTACTGCATCAATTGAATCTGGAGATTTTGATATTGGACAACAAGGATTAACTGGTGATGGTGAATTTATGATGAAGATAAGAAGAGTCATACCAGATTTTTTAGCACAAACAGGTGATACTAGAGTTACATTAAATTTAAGAGACTTTCCAAATGACTCACAAGCAAGTTCATCTCTTGGTCCATTTACAATAACATCTAGCACACAAAAAATAGATACACGTGCTAGAGCTAGATCAATATCGTTAAAAATAGATAACACAAGCACAAGTCAATTTTGGAAAGTAGGAACGTTTAGAATTGATTATCAACCAGATGGAAGAAGATAATGGCAAGAATTGTACAATCATTAACACAACCTGATACAGAGTATAATCAACAAACTCAACAATCTTTTGTAAGAGACATAGATAGTATTGTACAAAAATTAAATACTACCTATCAACAAGATTTAAAAGACGAAGCAGAAGCGGAGGCATACTTCTTTGGCTAATTCATTTATAAATAAAAAAGTAGATTTAACGACTACATCAGCTACAACACTGTACACAGTGCCAACAGCCACTACCGCTATTGTAAAATCTATATTAGTATCAGAAGATTCTGGTAATGCAGATACTATAACAATTACTATTACAGATACCAGTGATAACGTATTTAGCTTATTTAAGACAAAGTCTATATCTGCTAATGGAACAACAGAATTATTATCAGCCCCTTTAGTATTAGAGGAAAGTGAGATACTAAAAGTGACTGCAGCAACAGCTAATAGACTACATGTAGTTCTTTCGGCCTTACAATCTAAGCCTAGAGAAGTTATAACATAGTCTTGATTTACTTGTTAAAAACAAGTATTAGTATAAATCCAGGTGTAATTCCTGCCTAAATAATATAAACAAAATTTAATATATATGATTACAAGATCTCAAATGCGAAGACAATTACGTGCACAAGGTGGTATTATGAATGTAGAACCTAGAAAAAAATTTGGTGTTGGTAGTGTCTTTCAAGATTTTAAAGATAAAGTTGTTGACAGAACTAGAAAAATTATACCAAATGAATTAGCAAATGTTGCTGTTAAAGCTGCACCTTTTGTTGCAATGATTCCAGGTTATGGACCAGCAGCTGCTGGTATTATGAGAGGTTTAGGTAGACTTGATCAAAGAGGAAATTTAACTGATGCTGTAAAACAAGGTTTATTATTTTATGGTGGAGGAAAAGCTTTTGGAGCTGGCATGGAGAAAGCAGGATTAAGAGATCCTGGTGCTAGTGGAATAGGTGAATTTTTTAATGAAGGAGCTAGAAGTAAAGCGGGTAGTTTATTTAAATCTCAAGAAGCAGCCGGAACTGCAAAAACAGCAAGTGATGCTGAAAAAGGTGTTGGCATAATAAAAACAGCAACAGATGCAACAATTGGTAAGATACCTGGATTAAAAGCTTTACCACCATTTGTTCAACAACAATTATTTGTAGGTGGTGTTACAGCAGGAGCATCTGCATTAGCAAGTTACTTTCAAGGAGACTTTAGAGAACAAGAACCTGGTGAAACTATGGAAGAATATCTAGCTGCAAGAAAAGATGTAGTTGGAAAACAAATGAGAGTTTATATGGATAACTATTATGCAAATGATCCAGAGTATTCAGCATTAGATGATGCAGGTAGAAATGCATTTGTTGCAAGATACAATGTTCGTGATGGTGGTAGAATAGGATATCAAGTTGGTGGTATTAGTTCAGCTAATACACTTGCAGAAAACATAGCTCGTAATAGAGCTAACCAATCTTTTATAAAACAATTTTTTCAACCTGCTGGTGTTCAAATGACATACACAGGAACTCCTTCTGCAGATAAAATAGCAAAAGAAGGTTTTAAAGCAGGAAGACCAACAGGAGGTTTTAAACTTAGAGCAGCTGATTTATTTCAAAAAGGTCCTAAAACATTTACAACACCCAACATAGATGTTGCTAAAACATATGGAAAAACCATACCAGTATTATCCTCAACTGGAAACGTTAGATTACCTAGTGGAGGTATTCCTGGTTCAACTTTAGGACAAGCAATTAAAAATATTGGTCAAACTAAATTTGGAACTGAAGTTATACAAACTCCTGAACAAGCTACTAAAGGAATGCAACTAGCTAAAAAAGCACAAGATAGAGCAACAAGAGGTGTTTCTTCTGCTGCTAAAAGACTTGTAGCAGGAGAGACTGTAAAAGGTTTAGGAAGTAAAGTTGGTTTAGGAACTTTAGCAAAAAATGTTTTAGGCAGAGCTAATTTACCTTTAACAGTTGGAATGACTGCTTTTGACATAGCAAAAGAAACACCAACAATTCAAAAAGTAGGAACTTCTATTGGAGAAGGACTTTACAATTTATTAAACCCAGAAGCAGCAACTCCGACACCTGATGCTGGTACAGATAGACCAACAATGGCAGATGTTGCGGGTCCAGCTAAAACATTTACACCTGACTCAGAAGGTTTTGCAGCTTACGAAGGTATAGTTCCTGGATTTAAAGCTAAAAAAAGATCTGACGGAAGGTTTGAATATAAAGCACCAGATGGTCAAATATATGGACCAGATACTTATACAGATATTGCAGTAGGTAAATATCCAAATATTTATGATCCTAATAGACCAACAATGGCAGATGTTGCGGGTCCAACCCCACCAACTATGTTAAGTAGAAGTGATTTTTTTGATCAAGCAGATTCATGGAAAGAATGGAGGGAAACAAGTAATAAATTACAAGAAGAGGAAAGAAAATATTATGAAAATTTAGGAAATCCAGGTGGCTCGTACAATCCAGATTCTCAACCCGAGTATCTTAAAAATTTACGAGATAAAAAAAGAAAATTATATGCTCAAACATGGAATGATTATTACGAATATGAAACAAAAAAAAATAAAGAATTTAAAGAATATGAAAAAAATATAGCATCAGGCGGCAGGGTTGGTTTGATGGGTGGAGCTATGCCAACAGGTATCATGAGATCAAATAAAGCTGGAGTCATGGAACGAGACTACAGAGATGAAGGTGGCTTTGTGCCAGTAGGTATTAAAGAAAAAGCAGATGACGTACCAGCTATGTTATCAAAAAATGAGTTTGTTTTTACAGCAGATGCTGTAAGAGGAGCAGGTAATGGTAGCATTGAAAAAGGGGCACAAAAGATGTATGATACTATGAAAAATTTAGAGAGAAGGGTAGTTTAATGGCTGAACCTACATTTGAAGATTATCTTAAAGAGCGAGAAATGCTCGATAAAAAAAACATGATGGAAAATTTAATGAAAGAATATCAAGACGATATGAATAGAAAAAAAGTTATGGAACAGAAAAAAATGGCATCAGATCCAGATATTATGGATTCAAGAAACGAATTAGCATTAGAATTGTTTGGTAAAGAATTAAGATTATTAACACCTGAAGAAATGAATATTCTTGATGCAGAAGCTGAAAGACTTATGCAAAAATTTATGGCCGATGGCGGTAGAGTATTAAAACAAACAGGTGGTATAACAGAACAAAGAACTTTACCACCAGAATATGTAGAAGCATTAGGTAAAACATATGCAGCTGATCTTACAAGACAAGCTGGATTACCAACTGTTACAACTGCAACAACACAACAACCTGGTGAAACTGCAGAACAGTTTGCATCAAGACAAGCACAAGCACAACAATTTGGAATTACTAGAGCAGGTATGGCTGAACTTGCACCACAAGTTGCAGCACAAGATCCATTACAAGCAGCAGCGTATCAACAAGCTGTGGACCCAACAACAGGCCTTGGTTCTTTTCAACCATTCTTAACAAAAGCTACAACTGCAGCAGATGCAATGACACCATTAACTGGAACAGGTGCAGGTACAGGTGCAGGATCTATTGCATCATATCAATCGCCGTATCAACAACAAGTAATCGATGCAACGTTATCAGAGTTTGATAGACAAAGACAAATACAACAAAATCAACAAGCAGCACAAACATTAGGTGTACCTGGTGCATTTGGTGGTGGCCGTGAAGGTGTACAAAGAGCCGAGTATCAAGCAGCAAGTGACAGGAATCGAGCGGCAATACAATCTAATTTATTACAACAAGGTTTTCAAAATGCAGCAGCAAGGAGACAACAAGATCTAGCAAACCAACAAGCAATATCTAATCAACAAAGAGGATTAGGTGCAGCAGCACAAGACTTTAGTAGAGCACAAATATCTGGTCTTGGTACATTAGGTGCACAACAACAAGCACAAAATCAAGCGATACTAGATGCACAAAGACAAGCAGCAGCAATGGCAGTTGAAGATCCAAGAAGAAGATTAAATATGTTAGGTCAAGGTGTTGCTGGATTATCTGGACTAGGATCTGTTACATTTAGTGAATCACCAGCAGCAGCACAATCTAGTCCATTAACAACAGCACTAGGTTTAGGTTTAGCAGGTGCTGATATATATGGTAGAATATTTGGTGGTAGAACATAATGAGTAGAACTTTAAAAAGACCAATGTTTAGAAGAGGCGGATCTACTAACAATGGTATCATGACTGGTATTGTTGATAGAACTAAAAAAGAAAATGGAGATTTTGTTACAAATGTAGGTAAAAGAACAGATGTACTAGCACCTGAGTTTGAAACTATACTTGATAAATATACTCCTAAAACTAGATTACCAATAGGTCAGTTAGGTTTAAATCTAGCATCAGGTAAATTTGCTGGTGATGGATTTTTACAAAATTTAGTTGGATCATTACAAGATCCTTATGCACAATTTACAAAAGCAGATGATGCAAGAGAAGCAGCTGTTAGAACCGGAGCTGCTAAATTAGCACTTGGTCAAGCTATGAAAGAAGCACAACCTAGTAAAACTGTTTTAAAAAATAGAAGAACAGCTATTGTAAATATAAAAGCAAATCCAGAAAAATTTCCAGATGGAGCAACAGAAGCAAATATAATTAAAGAAACAGCAAGATTAAATAAATTAGATGAAGCTGGTAAAGATCCTAGTATGAAAAGATTAATTTCAAGAAGAGAAGAATTATACTTAGCAACATATGGTGATGGTAGTAAAGCAAGAAATCACGCGTCATTTGATTTTAATGTTGCACCAGAAATATCGCAAGCTGGTAAAGTTCCAAAAGGTAGAATTAAATTAAAAGATGGTGTATATGATATTAAACGTAAAACACCAGGTGTTTACATAGATGTAGATAATGGTAAAGTAATAGAGATTACCCCAGAACTTGAAGCAATAGAATTACCAGAATTTACAGCATTATTATAGGAGGTTAGATGGCTGAAGAAATAGATGCGTTTGGCTACTTTGACCTTACCCCACAAGAACAAAGTTCAGAGACAAGTGCAATTACAGCAGCAATGGCAGGTATTGTATCAGGTGTCATAAAAGTACCTGAAGGTGTTGTATCTCTTGGTGCAGAATTAATAGATTTAGGTTTTGATACAGATCTTGCTGCTAAAGTAGAAACAGCATTTGATAAATTTAACGTATTTGAAGAAGTAGCTGATGATAGAGCTATAGGTAAACTAGCAGAAACAATAATACAAATAGGTGTGCCTGGTGGTATAGGTTTTAAATTAGCAAGTAAAGCTGTTAAAGCAAAAAAAGCTGGTAACTATATGGATGCAACAGGTGGTAATTTACAAAAAGCTGCAAAGAAAGCAAACGATTTTAATAAAACATTAGGTAGAAAAAAATTTTTAGCTGGTATGGCTGGTGGTGTAGGAGGCGAAGCATTTGTTGCAAACGTAGAAGACATAGGAAGTTTTGGTGATGTGTTTGAAGCTGGACCCACACAACTAGAAGAAACTACAGACGAAGGTGGTAGAGAAGACGCTGGTAAAAAATTAATGAATAGATTAAAATTTGGTGCAGAAAGTCCAGTTACTTTGTTAGCTGGATATGGTGCAGGTAAGGCGATTAAGGCAGCTGTGCAACGTGGTAGAAGATTAGAGTTTAGTAATTCTAAATTAGATCAATATTTTAACAAAGTGTTTTCTGGATTACGAGCAAGAGGTGCAAAACCTCAAGAAGTATTTGAAGCAAAGATGGCAGAAACAGGAGCAACTATGGCCGATACTAATAGAGCCATGGAGTTAGTAAAAAATATAGATAGACAAGTTGATACTATGTTTCCAACTATAAAATCTTTATTTGATAAAACAACAGAAACAAGAAAATCAGATATATACAAAGGATTAAATGATATATTGTTTTCTGACAATATAGGTAAAAAAATATCACCTAGTAAATCTGCACCTGTATATAAATTACTAAAAGATAATGGTGCAACAGATGAATCTATAAAATCAATCTTTAGTTCTTTAAACGGTGCAAGAGAAACATTTTCTCAATTAATAAATGCATCATCTAACGCACCAAAAGATGTAAAAACATTACAATCTTTAATGGGTAGTAGAGTAAAAGAATATCTTGGTAACACATATAGAATATTTGAAGATAACTCTATTTTACCTTACATGAAGTATGAACCAACAGAAGAAGCTATAAACAATACAAAAAAATTTTTTAAAGATTATGCAGCTAAAAATGGTAAAAAACTTACAGACTTTCAAGCAGAAACTATGGTTAGCACTGTTATTAAATCAGCACAAAAACAAAAATCACCGCCAGGATTACCTTTTAAATATGTTGACGACACAGCTGCAGATGAAGGGCCAGAGTTAGATAAATTTTTTAAAAATATATTAACAGATCAAATTAAACCAGGACGTATTCTTGCAGAAACAAAAGGCAAAGACAAAGCTACAATACAAGCTTTGTTTGGTAAAATAGAAGACCCTAGATTTTCTATTTACAACAGCATGACAAAATTATCTGCTATTGCTAGAAAGAATGAATTGTTTGAAAGACTAGCAAAA